ATGGCCGGAAATAAGGGTCAGACGCACCGAACCCCTGAAATGTGGAAGGCGCTGCTGCGCCAGCATCTCGCAGGTGCCAGCGCGGCGGACATCGCCGCCGAAACCGGCCTGACCCAAGGCTGGGTCAGCGACAAGCTCGAAGCGATGAAGCGCGAGCGTGGGGCCAAAGCCCCCAAAGGATATATCGATCCGGTGCTGCGGGCATTGGCGCGGGCGGAAATCGCGCTCGACGAGAGCCGCCATGACGACGCGATGCGGGATATCCGCGCCGCGGCGGCCATCGCGAAACTGCGCAAGGAGACGGGCATGGTGACGCAAACGAAGAGACCGGCGGACCGCGCCGGCGGGAAGAAAGGGCTCACGCTTGAAGAAGCCCGCACAATCATCCGCGAGCGAATGGCGCGCATTCGCAACGCAAGAGGTGAGGCAGGGCAAGGAAGCGGCGGTTGACGCCTTCCTCGAACAGATCAGCGCCGCCGACACGATCGAAATTGCCACCGATGGCTGGGAGTTATGGGCGCATGATGCGCAGCTTCCTCCCGACGGCGACTGGCGCGTCTGGCTTTTCATGGGCGGGCGCGGCGCGGGCAAGACCCGCGCGGGAGCAGAATGGGTCCGTTCAAGGGTCGCGGCCGGAGCGCGGCGGATCGCGCTGATCGCGCCGGCGCTGAATGATGCGCGCGAAGTGATGATCGACGGCGAATCCGGCCTGGCCGGACTTGGTCCTGAAGCGGACAGGCCGTCCTACGAGACGTCGCGCCGGCGGCTGGTCTGGCCGTGCGGTGCGGTGGCTTACGTGTTTTCCGCCGAGGACCGGGATTCGCTGCGCGGTCCGCAATTCGACACCGCCTGGGCGGATGAGTTCGCCGCCTGGCCGGACCCGCAGGGCGTGCTCGACACGCTGCGCCCGGCGTTGCGGCTGGGGGATGATCCGCGCCTGATGGTGACGACGACGCCGCGGCCCATCCCGTCGCTGAAGCGTCTGATCGCGGCGGACGGCACGGTGGTGACGCATTCGGCGAGCGCGGAGAACAAGGCAAATCTGGCCCCCGGCTTCATCGCGGCGATGGAGGCGGCCTATGGCGCTTCGCGCCTGGGGCGGCAGGAACTGGGCGGCGAACTGATCGAGGATCCGCTGGGCGCGCTGTGGACGCGGGACGGGATCGAAGCGGTCTTCGCGGCGCGGCCCGCCGATCTCGACCGCATCGTGGTCGCGGTCGATCCGCCCGCGAGCGCCAACGCGAATTCGGACGAGTGCGGCATCGTGGTCGCCGGGGCGGCGGGCGAGGGGGCGGGCAGGATCGCCTTCATCCTCGCCGACCGCAGCTTCGGCCCGGCCAGCCCGTCTGCCTGGTCAGGCGTGGTGGCGCAGGCCTTTGAAAGTTTCGAGGCCGACGCGGTGATCGCCGAGGCCAATCAGGGCGGGGACATGGTGGCAAGCGTTCTGAAAGCCGCCGCGCCGGACCTGCCCGTCACGCTGGTGCGCGCCAGCCGAGGCAAGCGGACGCGGGCCGAACCGGTTGCCGCGCTCTATGCCGCAGGCCGCGTGCACCATGCCGGGCGCTTCCCGGCGCTGGAAGACCAGATGTGCAGTTTCGGTGCGCCCGACGGACCGCGATCGAGCCCCGACCGGGTCGATGCACTGGTCTGGGCGGTGTCGTCGCTCTTGCTGAAGTCCGCCGGCACGCCGCGCCTCCGGGCGCTTTGAGGAGAAAACCATGAGCTTCATCGATCGCGTCCTCGGGCGCGAAACGAAGACGAGTGCCGCGAAACGGCTGATTGCGCTGTCGCTGGGCAGCCGGGCCGCCTGGACGCCCCGCGACTATGCCGCGCTGGCGCGGGAAGGCTTCGCGCGCAATCCGGTGGCGCATCGCTGTGTCCGCCTGATCGCCGAGGCTGCTGCCGCCGCGCCGCTGAAAGTGCTGCGCGGGGGGCAGGGGCGCGAGGACGATCCCGCCGCCGCGCTGCTGGCTCGGCCGAATCCCGACCAGTCGGGGGCGGAGCTGCTGGAGGACCACTACGGTTATCTGCAGGTCTCGGGGAATGCCTATCTGGAGCTGGCCGCGCTCGACGGGACCCCGCGCGAACTGTTCGCGCTGCGACCCGACCGGATGCGGGTTGTGCCCGGTCCGCGCGGCTGGCCGGATGGCTGGGAATACACGGTGGGCGGACGCAGCGCGCGTTTCGCCCGCGACCGGGCGAGCGGGCAGAGCCCGATCCTGCATGCCCGCCTGTTTCACCCGTCCGACGACCATTACGGCCTGTCGCCGCTGGAAGCCGCCGCCGCGGCGGTCGATGTGCACAATGCCGGCGGGGCCTGGGCCAAGGCGCTGCTCGACAATGCCGCGCGGCCATCCGGCGCGCTGGTCGTGACGGCGAAGGAGGGCGAGGGGCGGCTGACCGATGAGCAGTATGATCGGCTGAAGGCCGAGCTGGCCGACGCGCATGCCGGGCCGGCCAATGCCGGGCGGCCGATGCTGCTGGAAGGCGGGCTCGACTGGAAGCCGATGGCGCTGACGCCCGCCGACATGGATTTCACTGGCGCGCGGCGCGAAGCGGCGCGGGAGATCGCGCTGGCTTTCGGCGTGCCGCCCATGTTGCTGGGCCTGCCGGGCGATAATACGTATGCGAACTACCGTGAGGCCAATCTGGCTTTCTGGCGCCACACCGTGCTGCCGCTGGCGCGCAAGACGGCGGCGAGCCTGACCGGCTGGCTGCAGCCCTGGTTCGGCGCGGACCTGACCGTCACGGTCGAGGAAGACCGCCTGCCGGCGCTCGCCGAGGAACGTGCGGCGCGCTGGGCGCAGGTGGCGGGGGCGGACTTCCTGAGCGCGGAGGAGAAGCGCGCCCTTCTGGGCGTCGGGGGCGGCGATGAGTGATCCGGCGATGAGCTGGCGCGTCGAACGCTCTGTCACGCTGGGCGTGATCGTCGCGCTCGCCTTGCAGACCGGAGGCGCGCTGATCTGGGCCGGGGCTGCGGGCGAGAGGCTCGACCGGCTGGAGGACCAGAGCACAGCACTGACCCACGCCGGGGAACGCCTCGCGCGCCTCGAAGAACAGATCGAACAGGCCCGAGAGAGCCTGAACCGCATCGAACGACGTCTCGAAGACTGAACTAACCGAAAAGGAAGAAGCCCATGGAGCCGGACGCGATCGCGCCCGATGGCGGAGCCTTGCCGATCGAAGGCTATGCCAGCCTGTTCAACATCCCGGATCTGAATGGCGACATCGTGCGCCCCGGCGCGTTTGCACGGAGCCTGAAACGCCAGGGCGTGCGCGGTGTGCGCATGTTGTTCCAGCACGAGGCGGGTGAGCCCGTCGGCGTGTGGGACGAGATGCGCGAGGACGCGACCGGGCTCCATGTCCGCGGCCGCGTGCTGAAGGCCGCGCCGCGCGGCCGGGCGACGGCCAGCCTGATCGCGCAGGGCGCGGTCGACGGCCTGTCCATCGGTTTCCGCACGATCCGCTTTGCGCCGCTGAAAGCCGGCGGGCGCGAACTGATCGAACTCGATCTCTGGGAAGTGTCGGTCGTAACCTTCCCGATGCTGCCGCAGGCGCGCCTTCGCGTCGCGGAACCGGCCGCCGTCGCGGCGTGACCGGCCCCGTCTGAAAACCAAGGGAAAATCATGACGAAAGAAACCAAGATGGCGGCGCCGTCGGCGGAAACGCGCGCGGCGCTGTCGGAAGTGCTGTGCGCCTTCGAAGCCTTTAAGGACGCCAATGACCGGCGCCTCGACGAGATCGAGGCGAAATCCTCCGCCGACCCGCTGCTGACCGAGAAGGTGGCGCGGATCGACACGGCGCTGAGCGAGGCAAAGTCGCGGCTCGACCGCCTTTCGCTCGACGCGGCGCGGCCGGGCCTCGAGGCCGGGCGTCCGTCCAGCGAACGCAAGACGGCGTGGGACGGATATATGCGCTCCGGCCAGCTGTCCGCCGGCATCGAGGGCAAGGCACTGTCGGCGGGATCGAACCCCGATGGCGGCTATGTCGCCCCGGCGGAGACGCAGGCGCTGATCGACCGCCTGATGGCCGATGTCTCGCCGATCCGCGCCATCGCCAGTGTGCGCCAGACCACCGCGAACGTGTTCAAGAAGCCGGTCTCGCTGGGCGGCGCGGCGACGGGCTGGGTCGCGGAAACCGCCGACCGGGACCAGACGGCGACGCCGACGCTGGACCTGCTCGATTTCCCGGTGGCCGAGCTTTACGCCATGCCGGCGGCCACGACGGCGCTGCTCGACGATGCGGCGACGGATCTCGATCTGTGGCTGGCGGAAGAAGTGCGTGACGTGTTCGCGGCGCAGGAAGGCGCGGCCTTCATCTCCGGCAATGGCACGAACAAGCCGAAGGGCTTCCTCAGCTACACGATGGTCGCCGAGGCGAGCCATGCCTGGGACACGATCGGCTATCTCGCCACGGGCGTGGACGGTGATTTCGCCGCCTCCGATCCGGCCGACGATTTGATCGACCTGATCTATGCGCCGAAGGCCGCCTACCGCGCGAATGGCCGTTTCGTGATGAACCGCCGCACGGTCAGTGCCGTGAGGAAGTTCAAGGACTCCAATGGCGATTATATCTGGCAGCCCTCCCTCAATGCCGGCGGGGAGGCGACGCTGCTCGGCTATCCGGTCACCGAGGCCGAGGACATGCCGGATATCGGCTCGGACGCATTCGCGATCGCCTTCGGTGATTTCGAGAAGGGTTATCTGATCGTCGACCGGCAGGGCATCCAGGTGCTGCGCGATCCCTATTCGGCCAAGCCCTACGTCCTTTTCTACACCACCAAGCGCGTCGGCGGCGGGGTGCAGAATTTCGATGCCATCAAGCTCCTGAAGTTCGGCGTGTCGTAAGGCGCGCCGGAGGTTGCCCGGCCGGGTGCGCCCCTCCGCCCGGCCGGGCTTCTATCCCCATCCGTCGACATTGGGCCAGGCGGCGTTGAAGCGGTCGCGGCGCTGGCGGATCGTGTAGGGGACCCACCACTGCGCCAGCGCGAAATGGGGACTCCAGCGAATGAGCCGGTGGGCATTCAGGATTGCGACTGGCAGGGCGAAAGGCGCGATGCGCGCAAGGAAGCCGCCGGCCCAAGACAGGAAGGACGTGTCACCCAAAGGATCGATGAAACCGCGGACGGCGAGGGCGATAACGAGCCCCACTGCGACTGCGAGCGTGATCACGTGCATCCAGAGGAAGAATTTCAGCCGGTAGAAGAATTCCGGCGCATAGGTGCGCGGCGGGGGGCCGTCCGGCGCATAGAAGGGCCAGGCACCATCGCCTCGCGGGGTCGAGGACCACGCCCGCAGGATGAGAACGAAACCGACATTCAGGGCGATGCCGAAAAGCGCATAGAGCGCCCACGAGTCCGTCCACAGGCTGGCCGCGAACATCACAGACGAGGCGGCGATCAGGACGAGACCGGTGCGGATCAACGTGCGCGCGGGGTGAGTAACTCTGGGCTCGCCTGAACCAAAGACCTGAACCGCCGATCCGGCTCCGGACGGCGGTTTTTCTTTATCGACAGGACGAAGAGACATGACCCTCCAACTCGTCACGCCGCCGGCGGCCGAGCCGGTGACGCTCGCCCAGGCGAAAGCCTATCTGCGCGCCGGTTACGACGCCGAGGATGAGCTGATCCTACAACTTGTCCGCGCGGCGCGCGAGCGGGTCGAGGCCGAAACCGGCCGGGCGCTGATCACGCGCACCTACCGGGAGGTGCTGGACGACTGGGCGGTGCCGGGGCGGTTCGCCCCGCCTGGCCAGCTGCGCCTGCCCATGCCGCCGCTGATTTCCGTCGGCGGGATCGTCTTCCTCGACGAGGAGGACGCCGAAACCGAATGGCCGGCGGACCAGTATTTCGTCGACACGGACGCCGATCCGGGCCGGATCGCGGTGCGGGGACGCTCCACCTTTCCCCGCCCGCCGCGCGCGGTCGCGGGGATACTCATCACCTTCGATGCGGGCTATGGCACGGACCCAGAGGACGTGCCCTCGGCCCTGCGCGACGCGGTGCTGCGCCTGACGGCGGAGGGGTATGCGCGGCGCGAAGCCATAGGCAATTCGCCGCTGCCGCTGTCAGTCCAGGCGCTGCTCTCGCCCTACCGCCGGGTGCGGATATGAGCGCCGAGGCCGCGTTTCAGGACGCGTTGATCGCACACCTGAGCGCCGATGCAGGCGTGGTCGCCTTGCTGGGTGACCCGCCGTGCGTGTTCGACGAGGAGCCGGCCGGGGCGGCCTATCCCTATGTCACTCTCGGGCGCGGGGTGAGCGAAGACGCGGACGCGTCCGGCGCGCGGATGATCGACCACCGGCTGACCCTGCATGTCTGGGTACGCCATGGCGGGCGGCGCGAGGCGAAGACCATCGTCGATGCCATGCGCACCGCCGGGCATGAAGCGGCGCTAACGCTTTCCGGCGGGTGGCGCTGCGTCTTCTGCCGCTCGGTCTATGCCGACGCCTTCCGCACCGCCGACAGCCGCATTGCCCACGGCGTCATCCGCTTCCGGGCGCTGCTGGAGGAGGTGGCGTAGGGCGAGCCAAGGGGCTTGCAGGAGGGCGAGATAGAGAAAGAAGCGGGCAAAGCCCGACACATCCGACCAGAGCGCCGCCGAGGCCGCGATCCAGACCAGCGCCATGCCGACGGGAAAGAGCGGTTCAGACGCAAAGCGGCGGCGCAGCCGGCCGCCGGTTCCGGCCTCCCGAAAGGGGATGGTCGCAGCGGCGACGAAGGCCGGGATAACTACGATGGCGACGATGCGCGCGGCGAGGATCAGGGGATTTGTCCACGCCTCTTCTTGCGGCCGCGCCGCCAGCGACTCGATACCGGCAAATGCCATGGGCAAACCGACCGCGACGATGAGCGCGAGGTAGGCGTTGAACGATTTGGCGGCAAAGCGGGTCATTCAACCTTACCTCGCCACGGTCTCTCGCGGGATCGAAACGAGTGCCAACAGGCCGAGGAAGAAGACGAGCGACCTCAATGCCGTGTCTCCGGCGGCGGGGGGCCGGTCTCGTCGTCGTCGTCCTCGTCGTCCAGCGGATCGATCATCGGGTCATCGCCTTCCACGGGCGGTTCGTCGCCGATGCCGAAGGCGAGCCAGTCGAGATTGGCGTGGCCGGGGTGGATGTGTTCGTAGAAGCGCACCGAGGCAGCCAGAATGGCGAGCGGGCTGAGATAGGCGAAGATCAGGATCGGGACGATGAAAACCGGCCGCGTGCCGCCCGGATCAAAACCGGCGATGGCCGTCAGGATGCCGGTGCCGACCAGCCAGGCGATGCTGACGAAAAGCGACAGAGCGAGGATCCAGCGCGGCGTTTTCGCGGCGCGGGTGACGTCAATGAAATTCTCGAAGCCGAGCCGCAGCAGGGTCACGAAGGACGCGCCGAGCCCTGCGACGAGTGCGAGGAGCGGGACGACCCAGGGGTAGTCGAAGTTGAATTCCTGCCAGGCCGGAATGCTCTGGAGATAGAGAAAGCCGAAGAACAGCCCGAGAGGCGCAATCGCGAGCAGCCCCCAGAGCAGGCCGCGCAGAAGCGAGTCGCGAAACAGATTGTCGGTGTTCTTCAGCCTCACCGCCGCCACCGCCAGCCGCGGGCGCTCAAAACTTCGAGCGTGAAATAGCCAATGGCGAGGCCGGACAATCCGGCCATGAATGCGGTTTGCAGGGCAGGCTGCTGTCCTTCCATGAACCGCACGCTGAGATAAGTCCCCGGCCATCCCGTAAGCAGAAATACGTGAATGCAGGCCAGGATACGGTCTGATCGCAATCGGCCTCGTTCGAGTTCAGTGATCGGTCGACGGGATTGATAGGGACGTTCAAAGCCGTAATTGGCAAAAATATAGGCGGCTGCGGCGATCAGACTCACAATCACCGCCAACACCAAGATCAACACTTCGACGGCGATCGAGACGGGCTGTCGGGCGAGACCTTGCAACATGACGATCTCGCAGGCTGTGGCGGCCACCAAGCCGGCGAGCACGATCGCGAACCTCGTCAACCAATGCCGCCGGACAGATTCAAGTGGCGCCGGAAGCAAGATGACGCCGCGGCCGATGGAAGGTGCGGCCGTCATTCAGTTTTTCCGCCGCCACCGCAAGCTGCGCGAGTGTTCGGCTTGAGGTTCGGCCGCGTCAGTCATCGCCCGTCCTTTCAGACATCTACACGCCCAAGTGGAGGACTATTCCATGACCGCGCAGAGCGGAAAAGACCTGCTGTTGAAAATCGGCGACGGGGGAGACCCGGAAAGTTTCGCGAGTGTCGCGGGGCTGCGCGCGAAAACGATCACGCTGAATGCCCGCACGGTGGACGCCACCAACGCCGACAGTTCGGGCGCGTGGCGCGAACTGCTCTCCGGCGCGGGGGTGAAATCCTGCGCCATTTCCGGCAGCGGCATCTTCGTCGACGCCGCCGCCGATGAGACGGTGCGCGCCGCCTTCTTCGTGCAGAGCGCGGACGCCTGGCGCATCGTAGTGCCGGACTTCGGCACGATCGAGGGAGCCTTCCTCGTCACCAGCCTGGAGTACTCCGGCCGGCATGACGGCGAAGCGGCCTATGCCCTCTCGCTCGCCTCGGCCGGGGCGCTGGGCTTTACCGCGGCATGAGCAATCCCGCGCGCGGCGAGGTGACGCTGGAGGGCGGCGGCGAGACGCATACGATCTGCCTGACGCTGGGCGCGCTCGCCGAGATCGAGGCGGCTTTAAGTGTCTCCGGCTTTGCGGCGATGGCCGAGCGGCTGAAGACGTTGTCGGCGGCCGATCTGGCGCTGGTGCTGACGGCGCTGATGCGCGGGGGCGGGGCGGTCGTGGACGTATCCGCCATCGATCCGGTGCGGGCCGCGAAGGCCGTCGCCGACTGTTTCGAGCGGGCGCTGTGACCGGCATCCCCTTCGCTGCCTGGCTGCGCCTCGCGGTGCGGATGGGGATTTCGCCGCACGACTTCTGGCGCCTGTCGCTGAAGGAGTGGCGGGCGCTGACCGCACCTGCCGGGCCTGCGCCGCTGGGACGGGCGGAGCTGGAGGCGCTGAGGGCCAGGTTTCCTGATGCCCCGACCCCAACCCTCCCCCGAGGGGGGAGGGAGGGTAAGCGCCTACCTGACTCCCTCCCCTTGAAGGGGAGGGCCGGGGTGGGGTGATGCGAGGGTCCAGGTCAAAGCGGCCCCGTCCAACGATCCAATTCACCGGGTTTCCTGCGGAGGCAGGACGCCAGACTGGATCCCTGCCTTCGCTGGGATCCCGGGAGAAATATCCATGACCACTGACACCAACCCGGTCGCCGAGGAGGCGGAGCGGGCGGGCGAGGCCTTGCGCGCGCTGGCCGATGGGCCAGGCCGCGACGCCGCCGACAGTCTCGCCGATGCGTTCGAGCGTGCGGGATCGAGCATCGAGGCGGCGCTGACCCGCGCCGCGCGCACCGGCGAGCTGAGCTTTGCCAGCATGGCGGAATCCATCCTGCGCGACCTGTCGCGGCTGGGTGCGGAACGCTTCGTCTCCGGGCCGATCGAGACGCTGCTGGGCGGGCTGAGCGGCGCGGCCAAGCCAGACACCGCGGGGGCGCCGCCGGTAACGATCAATCTGACACTGCCGCCGGGTACGGATGCCGCCGCGATCCGGCGGTCGGAAACGCAGATCGCCAGCGCCCTGGCGCGGGCGGTGCGGAAAGGCGCGGGGCGGTTATGAGCGGATTTCACGAGGTCAGCTTTCCCTTTTCCGTCGCGCTGGGCGCACGGGGCGGGCCGGTGCGGCGCACGGAGATCGTGACGCTGGGTTCCGGTCGGGAGGAGCGCAACACGCCGCACGCGCATTCGCGGCGGCGCTGGAACGCCGGGCCGGGTGTGAAGACGCTCGACGACCTGCACACGCTGACGGCCTTCTTCGAGGCGCGGTGCGGGCGGCTGCACGGATTCCGTTTCCGCGACCCGCTCGATCACAAATCCTGCGTGCCGTCCGCCAACGTGTCCGTGACGGATCAGATGCTCGGAACGGGTGATGGCTCGACGACCGAATATTCGCTTGTGAAGCATTATGCGAGCGGCGGGGAAAGCTATACCCGCCCGATCGCAAAACCGGTGGCCGGGAGCGTGCGGATCGCAGTCGACGGGGTGGAACTGGATGAGGCCGAATTCGCGGTCGATCCGGTGACGGGTCTGGTCAGCCTCGTCACCCCGCCGGGGGCCGGTCTGACCGTGACGGCCGGGTTCGAATTCGACTGCCCGGTGCGCTTCGACACGGATGCGCTCGACATCTCGCTCGACGCCTTCGGGGCGGGCGAAGCGGCGGACGTACCGCTGATCGAGCTGAGGCTCTGACATGCTGACGCTTCCCGCGGAATTGCAGACCCGGCTGGACAGCGGGGTGACGACACTCGCCTGGTGCTGGCGGGTGACGCGCCGCGACGGGCAGGTGTTCGGCTTCACCGAGCATGACCGCGACCTCGTCGTGGACGGTCTGACCTGCCGCGCTGCCAGCGGCTTTGCCCCTGGCGAACGCGACGGTCGCGGCGATCTTGGTGCCGACCAGGGCAGCGTGTTCGGCGCGCTCAGTGACGACGCGATCACCGAGGCCGACCTCGCCAACGGGCTGTGGGACGGGGCGCGGGTCGATGTGCTGCGCGCGGACTGGCAGGACCCGACGGTCTTCGCGCACATCTGGACCGGCGAGATTGGCGAGACGAGGCGCGGCGAGAGCGCCTTCGAGGCGGAATTGCGCGGATTGTCGGCGCGGCTCGAACACGTGACCGGCCGGATCTATTCGCGGCGATGCGATGCCGAGATCGGCGATGCACGCTGCGGTGTCGACCTTTCCGATCCCGCATTCCGAGGCGCGGGGAGTGTCGCCAGCGTTTCGGGCGGCGAGGTCTTCGTGGCGGACGGGCTCGACGGCTTTGATGCCGGACTGTTTAGCGGCGGCCTTCTGACCTGGACTGGCGGCGGAAATGCCGGCGCGATCTGCCTGGTCGAGGCGCATCGGGTGTCGGGCGGGGTCGTGACGATGGAACTGACTAATGCGCCCGCGCTGGCGGTCGCGGAGGGCGACGCGTTCACCGTGACGGCGGGATGCGACAAGCGGCATGCCACCTGCCGCGACCGGTTCGCGAACATCGTGAATTTCCGCGGCCATCCCTTCCTGCCGGGCAATGACGTGCTGATTGCCGGCCCTGCCGGTGACACGCTGCGCGACGGGTCAAGCCGGGGCGGGGCACGGTGAGTACGCGCGAGGCGGCGCTGATCGAAGCGCGGCGCTGGATCGGGACGCCCTATCGCCATCAGGCGAGTGTGTGCGGGGCGGGGGCGGATTGCCTTGGCCTGATCCGCGGCGTCTGGCGCGCCCTGAACGGGGCGGAACCCGAGCCTCTGCCGCCCTACCCGGCGCGCTGGGATGCAGGCGGCGCTGATCTGCTGATGCAGGCGGCCGAGCGGTGGTTGATCCCGGTCGGCGAAGCGGAACCCGGTGACGTGCTGCTGTTCCGTCTGAAGCCCGGCCTGCCGGCGCGGCATTGCGGCATCCTCTCCACGCCCGACACGCTGATCCACGCCTATTGGGGACGCGCGGTCAGCGAGACCGCGCTGACGCCCTGGTGGCGGCGTCGGATCGCCGGCCAATTCCAGTTTCCTTCACAAGTGAAATAACATGGCGCAACTTCTTCTCGGTGCGGCGGGTTCGGCCATCGGCGGTTCGATCCTGACCGGCAGTGTCTCGCTCTTCGGTTCGGCGATTTCCGGTGCGGCGCTCGGCGGTCTCGTGGGGGCACAGCTGGGCGCGGTTGCCGACCGGGCATTGCTCGGAGCGCTGGGACCGGACCGGGAGGGGCCGCGCCTGCCGGATCTGCGGCTGCAGTCGTCGATCGAGGGGGCGCCGATCCCGCGCCTCTATGGCCGGGCACGGATTGCGGGGCAGGTGATCTGGTCGGCGCGCTATACCGAGACGGCCACCAAGGACCGGGCGGGCAGCAAGGGCGGGCCGAGCATCACCACCTATTCCTACACGATCAGTTTCGCGGTCGGACTGAGCGAAGGCGTGATCGACGGTGTCGGCCGGGTCTGGGCAAATGGCGCGCCGCTCGACCTGTCGCAGACCGACATGCGCATCCATCGCGGGACGGAAGACCAGCTGCCCGACGCGCTGATCCAGGCGGTCGAGGGCGCGGAGAATGCACCGGCCTTCCGCGGCCTCGCCTATGCAGTGTTCGAGGACTTTCCGCTCGACGATTATGGCGCGCGGATTCCCAATCTCAGCTTCGAGGTCTTCCGACCGGCTCCGGTGGCCGATCCCGGCCAGCCACGTCTGGAAGAGATGATCCAGGGCGTCGACCTGATCCCGGCGTCTGGCGAGTTCGCCTACGGCGTCGAGCCGGTGATGCGCCGGATCGGGCCGGGCAAGGAAGAGCCGGAGAACGTCCATAACGGGCGCGGCGTGACGGACTTCGTCGCGGCGATCGACGATCTCGAAGCGCGATTGCCGAACTGCCGATCCGTCCTGATCGTCTCGGCCTGGTTCGGAACCGATCTGCGCTGCGGGGAATGCGAGATCCGTCCGGGCGTCGAAACGCGGGACAAGGTCACGCGGCCGAGCGCCTGGCAGGTCGCCGGTGAGAGCCGGGCCACGGCATGGCTGGTCACGCAGGAGGACGGGCGGCCCGTCTATGGCGGTACGCCGGACGATTCCTCGCTGATCGCCGCGATCCGGGAACTCAAGGCGCACGGCTTCACCGTCTCGCTCTATCCCTTCATCCTGATGGATGTCGCGCCGGGCAATAGCCTGCCGAACCCCTATGGCGGGGCGGAGCAGGCGGCCTTCCCCTGGCGCGGACGCATCACCTGCCACCCTGCCGCCGGGCAGGCGGGCTCGCCCGACAAGACTGCCGCGGCGGGCGCGCAGGTGGCGGACTTCTTCGGCTCGGCTTCTGTCTCGGACTTCGCGGTTTCGGGTGACACGGTCAGCTATTCCGGACCGGAGGAATGGCGGTTCAACCGCTTCATCCTGCACCATGCCGCACTGGCGAAAATCGCCGGGGCGGACGGTTTCCTGATCGGCTCGGAGATGGTGGGGCTGACCACCGTCCGGGACAGCGACAACCACTATCCGGCAGTTGATGCGCTTTGCACGCTCGCTGCCGAAGCCCGTGCTTTGCTCGGACCGGGCGTACGCCTGTCCTATGCGGCGGACTGGAGTGAATATTCCGGTCACCGTCCGGGTGACGGCTCCGGCGACGTCTTTTTCCATCTCGATCCGCTGTGGAGCCATCCGGCGATCGATGCAGTGGCCATCGACTGGTATGTGCCGCTGGCCGATTGGCGGGACGGTACCCATCACGCTGATGCGGCCTTGTCGCGCACCGGGCACGACCTGCCCTATCTCATGGCCCATGCCGAAGGCGGAGAGGGGTATGACTGGTATTATGCCAGCGATGCCGACCGGCTGACCCAGACCCGCACGCCGATTTCCGATACCGCGCATGGCGAGGACTGGGTGTTCCGGTTCAAGGACATTCGCGGCTGGTGGGCGAATGCGCACCATGACCGGCCGGGCGGGGTGCGATCCGCGGCACCAACGAACTGGGTGCCGCAATCGAAGCCGGTATGGATGACCGAGACCGGCTGCCCGGCAGTCGACAAGGGGGCGAACCAGCCGAATGTCTTCGTTGATCCCAAGAGCGCCGAGAGTTCGCTTCCGCATTTTTCGGGCGGCACACGCGACGATCTGATCCAGCGTCGCTATCTGGGGGCGATGATCGGGCATTGGGCGGCGGACGAAACCGTGTCTGCGGTCTATGGCGGGCCGATGATCGACCCGGCCGACATCCATGTCTGGACCTGGGATGCGCGTCCTTTTCCCGACTTCCCGGCCCGCGGCGAAGTCTGGGGCGACGGCGCGAACTGGCGGCTCGGTCATTGGCTGACCGGGCGGATGGGGCTGGCACCGCTGGGTGATGTCGTGCGCAATCTGGCTGGCGAGGTCGGCGTCGACCTGGACGTGTCGGGACTTGATGGCCTCGTCTCCGGTTATCTCGTCGAACGCCCGATGGCGGTCCGGGACGCGCTGTCGCCATTGGCGGAATTGTTCGGCTTCACGGCGACGGACACGGCGGGCGGTGTCCGCTTCGGGCGGCCCGAGGGCGCTGCGCCTGAGCTTTCAAACGATGCGCTGGTTCTGACCGAGCCCGGTGAAACGCTGCGCTGCGAACGGCAGGACTTTGCCGCGATGCCGGCTGATCTGCGTGTGCATTTCATCGCCGACGAGGACGATTACGCCCGCTCCGCTGTGCTGGCGCGAAACCGGCTCGGCGCGGCGCGCGGTGTGGCCGATCTGGCGGTTCCTTTGCTCGCCGATGCCGGTCAGGCGGAAAACTGGGCAAGGCAGGCGCTGCGGCGGCTGGAAGCCGAAGGCGAACGCTTCACCTTCATGCTTCCGCCCTCCGCGCTGGCCGTCGAGCCGGGCGACCGGATCCGGGTCGTTCGCGACGCGGATACGATCGACCTGACGATTTCCGATCTGTCGGGCGACACGGCGCGGCGAGCGTCGGGATCGCCTTCTCTTGATGTCCCCCCAGCGCTTGCGGGAACCCATCCGGGTGCACCGCGCGAATCGGTAAGGCCGCCGTCGCAGGGCGATCTGTTCGTCCTCGATCTTCCGCTCTTTGGAGGTGACTCCGAACGCAGCGGGCCCCTCGCAGCCGTTGCGGCCGAACCCTGGTACGGCGTTGCCGCCGTGCATGCCGGAGAGGGGCTGGACCGCAGGGCGCTGGTCGAGCGCCCGTGCCTTTCGGGCCAGTTGCTCGCGCCGCTCGCTGCGGCGCCTTCAGGGCGGATCGTCGAACAAGCCGTCACCCTGGTGCTGGATCGCGGCGGGCTGGAAAGCGTGACCAAAGCGGCCTTGCTCGCCGGGGCAAATCGTCTGGCGATCGAGACCAGCGACGAGTGGGAAATCGTGCAGTTCCGCGATGCCACCCTGATTGGTGATGGGATCTGGCAGATCGCCGGATTGTTGCGCGGACAGAGCGGCAGCGAGACGAATGCGGTCATTCCCGCGGGAAGCCGGTTCGTTGTGCTCGACGCGGCCCCGGCATCGTTTCCGGTCACCGATCACGAGTGGAATGTCCCGATCGAGGTGCGGGCCGGTCCGGCGCAGCGAGTGCCGGAGGATTCCGCCTATGCGAGCGAAACCGTCACGATCCGCCGGGCCGATCTGAGGCCGCTTTCTCCGGTCCACCTTAGAGCCCACCGGGAAGATGGCGCGCTGAAGGTTCGCTGGACCCGTCGGACGCGGATCGGCGGTGACAGCTGGGGTATCGGCGATGTGCCGCTCGGCGAAGCGTTCGAGCGTTATCAAATCGCCGTAGGCGCGCCCGGAGGGAGTGCCGAAACATTCGAAAGCCCAGTGCCGGAATGGTCGATTTCCGGCGATGACGAGACCGCCCTGTTCGGCGGACTGCTCGACGAGGCCCAGATAACTGTCAGCCAGGTCTCCGAACGCCATGGACCGGGCCGAGCCGCCACCGGTGCCTTCGCCCTCTGACGCGTCGTTGGCGTTTTCGGAGAAACCCGCCTACATCTCGGCGGCATGTTTCGTGAACGCACTGCCGCATGACAGATCCTTATTCCATCCTGGGTGTCCCGAAATCCGCCGAAGCGGACGAGATCCGGCGTGCCTATCGCAAGCTGGCCAAGGAACTGCACCCGGATGCCAATCCCGGCGACAAGGCTGCGGAGGACCGGTTCAAGAAGGTCAGCGCGGCGTTCAAACTCCTGTCAAACGCCGAAACGCGGGCGCGGTATGACCGCGGCGAGATCGACGGCGAGGGCAATGAACGCGCTGCCTTTCATCCGGGCTATGCCGGGGCTGGCGCGGCGCGCGGCCAGACTCGCGCGGGCGGGTTCGAGGATATCAGCGACATCTTCTCCGACCTGTTCACTGATTTCAGGCCGCGCTCGCGCGCCCGGAAGGGGGCCGATCTGCGCTTCCGGCTCGATCTCGATTTCCTCGACGCGGCCAAGGGCGCGACCAAACGCGTGACGCTACCGGCAGGCCGGACGCTCGATGTGCGGACCCCGCCGGGCGTGACCGATGGCCAGACGCTGCGTCTCGCCGGACAGGGCGAGCCCGGCGCGGCCGGTGGCCCGCCCGGCGATGCGCTGGTCGAGCTGCATGTGCGTCCGCACAAGTATTTCTCGCGCGATGGCGACGATGTGCGCCTCGATCTGCCGGTGTCCTTCGCCGAGGCGGTGAAGGGCGCAAAAGTCCGCGCGCCGACGATCGATGGTGCGGTCGAAGTGCAGGTCCCGCCCGGGTCGAGCTCAGGCACGCTGCTTCGGCTGCGGGGCAAGGGCTTCCCGACCAAGGGCGGCAAGCGCGGCGACCAGATCATTCGCGTGTTGATCGACCTGCCGGCCGACGATGCGGCGCTGAAATCCTTCGCCGCGGACTGGCAGCCGCCGAAGGGGTATGATCCGCGCATGAAGCTGCGCTAG